AGCAACCTATACTTTTGCTACTACAGCTAATGTTACTACTATAACCATTACAGCAGGCTCACTACAGCAAGTTGTTGAAGGTCTAAATATTCAAAGTGGCACTCATACTTTATCTTGGACTGGTACAGCTCAAGGGAAAATAGATGCTGGTTCTTATAGTGCCTCTGGAGTTACAGGAACACTTACAGGTGGAACTAATGCAACAGTTGAATTTAATACAGGAACATTAACTAACGTACAGCTAGAAGAAGGCACTACAGCAACACCATTTGAACACTTACAATATGGACAGCAGTTAGCTTTGTGTCAGAGGTATTATGAATATGGTACAAGAAATTTTTATGGTAGCACTGATTCCCCAGGAAACATAGTATCAGAAGAAACTTTTAAAGTTGTAAAAAGAGCAACACCTACTATGGTATATGGTACATGGTCATATTCAAGAAGTGGGGGGTCAGGTACTGGCTCTCTAATTAATTATCAAACAAATATAAATAAATGGTCAGGTTATATAGGAACTGGTTCTGGCTTTGCAGCAGCCTTTTCTGGTGGGGCTTGGACTGCAGATTCGGAGCTATAATTATGAAATATAAATTAACAAAAAATATAGATGGAACTATAAGCACAACACAAGTGCTACAAATAAGTAGTGGGGCATTTATCCCTTTTGATTCAGACAACAAAGACTACCAAGCATACCTAGAATGGGTAGCAGAAGGTAATACACCAGAGGATGCTGATGAAACCTAATCCAGAGGAAATTAAAGAACTGAATAAGCAAGCGATGAAGGAAGGCTTACAAGAGTGGTTAGATAAAAAGTTTATGGAGTTTGGGAAATGGAGTCTTAAAGGTATTACAGCAATGGTTCTCGTTGGGCTAGTTTATCTTTGGGCATCATCACATGGATGGATAATCAAATGATTATGTATTTATTATGGTTTATCGGCGGGGCAATCACTTGGGAATTTTATGGTAGAGATTTATGTATCTCACTAAAGGAGAAGGTATGCAGCATCTTAAAAAAATTACGCTAGTAGCATTACTCTTCATAAGCACTATAGTCTTTGCAGGGCAATATCAAGTCTACTACCTTAATGAGAGTACAAGGATTGTTTTAAGCAAGGTAGCTTGTGATGAAGATAGAGGGTTTAGAGCTGCTGTTCAGAACACTAACCATCAATTTGTAAAAGGATGTTGGGTAGTATCTCCTGAAAATATGATACACATAACTTGGAAGGATGGAGATTTTAGTGTCTTTAGTCCTGATATGTTTAGCGAGGTGATGGAGGCTGAAATATAAATGTTTGGCATTTCAACCTTTTCACAGAGTCCATACTCTACACTAGGCACTATAACAAAAACAGGTGCTGCACAGATACAAGGTGTAGGTACTCTTACAGCTAGTGCATTAAGAGAAAGAACTTCTGCTGCATCTATCAGTGCAACTGCAACACTAACAGCAGATGGATTAAGAATAAGACTTGGTGATGCAAGTGTTAGTGGAGTAGCCACTGTATCTGCATTAGGTGGTCTTGTTAATAATGCAACAGGTTCTATTACAGGTGCTGCTACTGTAACTGCTGATGGTATTTATGTCGCATTTGGTAGTGGTGATATTAGTGGTCGTGCAACATTAACAGTCGCTTTATCAGGTTCTATTATTTATGCAGATGCAAGTATTAGTGGTGTTGCTACATTAACTGCTGATGGTTTAAGAATAAGACTTAATGATGCAAGTATTTCTGGAACAGCAACAGTATCTGCATTAGGTGGATTAGTTGTTACAGGAATTGCAAGTGTAGAGGGAGTAGCAACATTAACAGCAGCATCTTCTATTACAAGACACGCTAATGCTTCTATAAATGGTGTAGGAACAGTAACAGCAATAGGATATTTACTTGGTGAAGAATGGACTGATGTGCCAGTAGAAACAAATACATGGTCAGCAGTATCAGCAGGTAGTGATGTATGGACTGATTCAACAGTAGGAACTAACGATTGGAAACGACAAGGATAAAACATGGCAAAAACTAAAGTATCAGAATGGGATAGTGTTGCAGCTAATAACACTGACATTAACTCTATTAACATAAATGAAGGCTGTCCCCCTAGCACAATCAATAATGCTATTCGTGAAACAATGGCACAAATTAAAGATTGGCAAGACGGCTCTAGTGGTGATGGTTGGACTAGCTCTGGCACAGTTACAGCTTCTGGAACTCTTGTTTCTTCAGGCACATTATCTGTTACTGGAAATCTTACATTAGATGGTGCTGCTGGAACTTCTGGGCAGTATTTAACATCAGCAGGTTCAGGAACTCCAACTTGGACAACTATTACATTTCCAGCTTCATTTACTACTGGTATGATTATTATGTGGTCAGGAACTATTGCTACTATTCCAAGTGGTTGGTTACTATGTAATGGTTCTTCTGGAACTCCTGATTTAAGAAATAGATTTGTTATTGGAGCTCATTCTGATAGTGGTGGTGCTGCTAAAACAACTGTAACAGGTTCTTCTACTTTAAGTGGTGGTAGCAAAGATGCTATAGTAGTTAGCCATACTCACACAGCTTCAAGTTCTAGTGAAAACGCACATAGCCATACTTATGACAAATCTGGATCAGTTACTGGAAATGTATCAGGATTTTCTGGTAGTATTGCTTCTGGTTCTGCAGTGACAAACACAAATACAGTACCTGCTCACAATCACACAATAACAGTTAGTAGTGCAGGTAGCTCTGGAACAAATGCTAACTTACCTCCTTACTATGCTTTAGCATACATAATGAAATCTTAATATGGCAACTAAAAGATTACAATTTACAGACTGGCTACCAGACCAACCAGCAAACGCAGGTAGTTTAAATGATGCTAAAAATGTATATCCTGTCGGTATTGGTTATGGTGCTTTTCCTAGTGCAGTAGATTTTTCTAACGCTGCTAGTGAAGATATTAGTAATATATTTGTAGCAAAGTTTGGAGCTAATGTAGAAGTATTTGCAGGAGGTGCTACAAAATTATTTAAATTAGACATTGCAACACTTAACCTAAATGATGTATCTAAATCAGGTGGTTATGGTGGTAATGGCACATGGAGATTTGAGCAGTTTGGTAATGTCGTGTTAGCTTGTAACGATACGCAAAAAATACAAGCATGGACTATCGGTTCATCTACAGCGTTTGCAGATGTTGCATCAACAGCTCCCATAGCTAAAGACATTGCTGTTGTTCGTGACTTTGTATTTGCAGGTAACATTGGTACAGGCACAAATCCAGATAAAGTTCAATGGTCTGATATTAATGATGAAACAGATTGGACTTCTGGTGCTACAAGTCAAAGTGACTTTCAAATTATTCCTGATGGTGGTAATGTTCAAGCTATTACAGGTGGTGAATTTGGTGTTATATTTTTAGAAAAATCTGTGGTTAGAGCTTCATATGTTGGTTCGCCATTGTTCTTTCAATTTGATACCATCTCTAGTGGATTAGGTTGTTTAGAGGGTAACTCTGTTGCTAGGTACGGAAACATTAGTTTCTTCCTGTCAGATGATGGGTGGTATTCTACAGATGGACAAACAGTAACAAACATAGGATTAGAAAAAATAGATAGATGGTTTTTTAGTAGAGTTGATTTAACTCAAATTAATACAATGAGTGCTGCTGTAGACCCAGTTAAAAACCTTGTTGTTTGGAATTATGCCGATGTTGATGGAAACAGAAGAATACTTATTTATAATTGGCAATTAGGAAAATGGTCAAGAGCTGAAACTACATCAGATGTAGTAGGTACTATTGCTACTTTAGGAGAAACATTAGAAACTTTAGTAAGTAGTTTAGGTTATACAGATATAGATACTATGCCTGCATCACTAGATTCACGATTGTTTATAGGTGGTAAATTTTTATTTGCAGGTGCTAAAGGTACTAAAATAGTAGTATTTACAGGAACATCTATAACTCCACAACTTATTACAACAGATATAGAAATTGGCTATAATTCTGTAGCAACATTAGCAAGACCACAAATAGATAATGGCACAGCACAAGTGGCTGTAGCTAGTCGCAGAGAACTAGATGACACAATTACATTTAGCTCATTTGTTCCTGCTACATCAGAGGGTAGATGTAATTTAAGAAGTGCAGGTAGGTATCATAGGTTTAATGTACAACCTACAGGTAATTGGACAACAGCAATGTCTGTAGATGTAGATGTAAAACCACAAGGCAATAGATAATGCCTAGAATGTATCGTACACTTCCCTATCAAGGTGGTGACCCTAGAGCAGTTGCAGAAGTAGTTAATAACGCTATGAATGGTAAAACTAATAATAGTGGTACTTTTACTTTAGCAACATCATCTACAGAAACTACAGTTAATAATGAAAGAGCAGGTTTTGATTCAGTTATCGTATTGTCATCAAGAACTGCAAATGCAGCAGCAGAGTCAGACCATACATATATTAAAACAAAAGCCAAAGGTAGTTTTATTATAGGGCATAGAAATACATCTCATACTGATGTAACATATGATTATATCATTGTTGGATAAATTTTATGAAACTATATGTAGTGCCTACGAATCAAGTGCAAAGATTTTGGTATCTTGCAGAACCTTTATTACAAAAAGCATTAGACAAAGGTAACAACGAATTTACAGCAGACCAACTAAAACTGCTAGTAACGCAAGGTCAGCAACAATTACTTTTAGTAATGAAAGAAGATAAGTGTTATGTAGCTGTCACTGTTCAGTTTATTAATTACCCAAATGATAGGGTTGCATATATTACTTATATAGGTGGTAAAAATACTAAAGCAGGGTTTGAGCAGTTTAAACAGTGGGTCAAACATAATGGTGGTACAGCAATACAAGGGTCTACTAAATACGAGAGTATAGCTAGGTTATGGAATAGGCTATATGGTTATCAAAA